TTCATCTTTCGACAACTGCATCATTTCCGCTACCACTTCTTTCGCTAATTCCACATGAGTTAATGGTGTGAAATTAGTGTCTTGTCTTGACCACCAGTTCATGTCATTCTTGGTGATGTCCCTGTACTTCTCTAGAAGTGATGAGTTTGGTGCTGGAACTAGTTGTTGCATTTTTAAGCACCAATTTCTGATGATAGGTGTATGAGCATCATTTACCATATATCCCTCGATCTTTCTCCAAATAACTACACTATCTGGAACGAACACGGGTGAAACCGTAGCATGAATACGAATGAGTTGTCGTGGTACATCAATCACTGAATCAGGCATGGACCAAGGGTCCAAATAGACCCGTCCCAAAAATGGAACAGGACTGCCTTTTTCTATTCTTTCTGCCTTCAATAACATACCTAATCTTGCGAATGTTGCTTCCAGTTGTGTAGTACTAGTACGAGTAGATAGTCCATCATCACCACCATAGAGCCCTAAACTTGACCAGGCTTGATCTGCTGAAAAATCGAACCGTAATGCCAAATAATTATTAAAAGCATTAGTCAAGGTATTTCCCCATGATGTTTTTGATGAACCACTCAACGTATTGTACTCCACTTCATATTTCAAATCATTTTTAGTGATTCCATTAGCGTAAGCTTCTTTACGCAACAATCGCATGATTTCGGCGTGATATTGCTTGCCAAAAGATCTCATCATTACTGATATATCCAAACAATAATGAATGTAACCCCGAGACCCATCGCATCTACTAATGTCCGTCGGAACAATGTAGTCACTTGTCGATGCCAATTCTAATATACGTTCTTCCAATTCTTGTGGTGTTTTAGAAAACGCATACCAATCCAATTCTTTCATGATATTTTCACTAAACGCATACGAAAATTGGCCCAATCTTACATTATGATCAATAGGCAACGTTGAAATGTTGCGTGGTGCAGTGACTTTACTGTAGAACTCCGCCTTCTGAAAAGATCTTACAATCCAAGGAGCATCAAGAAATAATAAATGTTTGACACTCTCCATCAATGACCTCTGTGTAGGTCTTTTCAATTTCTTTTCCATATATTCATAATCATGTGGTACTAGCGTATGTGCCATATCATCCGGCACTAGTCTATGCACAAATTCATCCATGCATAACCACACAAATGGTGTATAAGTTGTGACTCTATTTTTGCATGTAGTCACACGGCCTTCTAAACAAGCGTTGTCGTTGTTGTAAGACCGCATTGGCGAAAAACCACCGTCCATAAATTTGGGCATGAGTGTGCGTACAGCACTCACTCCATCTTCATGTACCAGTGGCCGTAACGTTTGATAATCCGGACTGCTTGTGTT